AGCCGCATGTCACGGATATCCGACGCGTCGTACATGGGATCGTCCGACACCAGGTACACGCCGGCCCCCCGTCGCCGGGCGTCCAGTAGCCGCGCGTGCGCGCGCCCATCCCGGCGCGCAGCAGACGATCCGCGCGCATGGCCGACACCGTGTCGTACACGCGGTCCACATGGCCGAACACCGCCAGCGAGGTCGCCGTCTCCTCGCCGGACACGAAACCGGCGACCGCCTCGTCCTGCGCGGCGGTTTCGGACGCCATGGGCCCCTGCGGACCCGGCACGCCCTGCGGGCCGGGCATCACGCTCTCCATCAGATCCACGATCTGCTCGCTCATAGCCACTCCATTCCTATCAATCGCTCAATATCCAATAACCCCAGCCGACCGTGCGCACCGTCGCACCCGAAGGACTGACGACCACGCACTTCCACTGCCCACCGCGACGCTGCAGCCAGATATCGGCCGCGAACGCCGAGGGCGGCAGGTTCGCCACCGCGTACCCGTCATCCGTCATCTCGTCGCACGAACGCGAATACCACAACTCCACGCCGTCCGGCGAGCGCAGTTCGATACGCCCGCTCCAGCCGGTCAGATCCTTTCCCGTGATCTCGCCGGTCGCGAGGTTCCGTCGCCGCCAGCGGCCGCCCAGTCGTTCGCCGTCGCCGCGCACGAGACGCACATCAAGCGGCTTGACGCGTTTGCCGTACACGCCGTTCATGCGGCCCCTCCCTTCACTGATCCGTTCATCCGGTCACCGTGCCCTTGTTCTCCAGCGCGGTCACGCGCCTGTCCAGATTGTCGAGCTGGGTTTTCAGCCAGACCTGGTTGTCGTAGAGCGTGTGCTGGATCTGGTCGACGCGCCCGTCCGTGGCCGCGAGGTTGTCCGTGACGGTCTTCAACTGGCTGACCGTGCTGCCCTGGTCGTCCACGATGCCCTTGAGCTGGTCCACGATCTGGCCGAGCTGCTTCTGCTGCGCCTCGAGCGACGCCTGCTGGCTCTTCAACTGATCCTGGGCGGCCTTGAGCTGCTCCTGCTGGGCTTCAAGCTGAGCCTGCTGTTTCGCGAGCGCTGCCTGCTGTTGCTCGATGATGACCTGTTGCAGGCCCTGTGTCTGGGTGAGTTCGTCGAGTTTCGAGGTCAGTTGGGTCAGTTCGGTGCCGGTTGGGCGGTTCGCCTCTTTCTTCGATGCCTCGCGTTTGCGTTGCGCGTTGACTTGGCGGGTGGCCCAGTCGGCTCCGGGCGACGTGTATACGCGGGTCAGGTCGGTGACCGGCGTATCCAATGGTTCGCCCTTGTCCGCATCGACGCTTGCGACGACGGCTTGGGCGAGGAGCCTCATGCCTTCGTCGTTGGGGTTGATGCCGGTGGCGTGCATGTCGGGGTCGGATCCGCAGATGGCGCGCATGTTGCGGATGACGAGCGCGTCGGCCGCGACTGCGGCCAGGGTGATCGCGGTGAGGATATGACCCTGTTTCGCGATCGCCTCGGTGTCGTCGGCGTCGGGGATGCATCCGGGGCCGACGCCCACGACGATGCGTGCAGCGGTGAATATGCTCCTGGCCTTGCCGATCGTGTCCGAGACTGCCTGCTGCATGTTGGCCAGCGACTGGTAGGAGTCGGTCAGTCCGGTCATCAGGAACACGTAGCCGACCTGGTTATGCGGGTATCCGGTGTCGGTTTTGGCCGTGTCGAGCTGCATGCCGATGGTGTTGCCGTCGATCAGGTAGCCGGCGTTGGTTTTGGCGTAGTTGTGTTCGGTCAGGTTCAGTTCGCCGCTGACCAGCGTGCTGTATCGTTTCGTGGTCGTGCTGGACCCGGTGCCTAGGGTGACGCTGTCGCCGCACCATACGGCGTGCGTTCCCGCCGGTATGGCGCGGGTCTGGTTGATGCCGTTCACGTCTCGTTCCTTTCCTGGGCCTGCAGGGTGAGCCAGTCGCTGTCCGCGGAGCCGCTCAGGTCGGTGATCTTCAGTCTGAGCAGTCGGGAGCCGAGGTGGTCGTCCTCGACGCGCAGGTCGGCATGGTCGCCGACGCGCACCCTGTGCTCTTCGCCGACCTTAATCTTGTAGGTCTCGGCCGGGAACGCGCCTTGTGCGAGGTCTCCCAATGCGTGGGCCTGCAATGTTCTCAGGTCGCTGACGGTGGTGTGCGTGGTGTCCGCGGACTGGCAGAACAGGTAGCCGGCCTCGGTGAGCCGGGTGGTGGTGCGCCGGCACATGAGGGTCTTGTCGCCGTCCTTGCCTCCGGTGAGCCATGCCTGCGAGGTCATGGCCCCGCCGGCCCCGGCCACCGAGGAGAGGATGACGCGCTGGCCGGGGATGACCGCGTTCCACTGGTGCGTCGAATCCACAAGCTCGGCTCCGGCATGCAGGTCGAATATGAGACTCCCGTCGGGTTTAATGCGCGGGTCGAACCTGACCTCGATGCCGTGTTCGAGGTTGGTCAGGTCGAGGATCCGGTCGGCGCAGGTGGCCAGATCCCACGCGTAGTAGGTGCGGGTCTTGTCGCCGCCGGTCGTCGCGGGTAGGCCGATGGGCAGGCCGCCCCATTGCATGGCCTCGGCGGTCAGTCCGCGTGCGATGTCCGCGTAGCTGCCTTTGAGGGTGAGGTCCATGTCCCCGGCGGGGTGTTTCTCGTCGAGGAGCATGCTTCCGTCGCGCCACGAGTCCTTCAACGCGTGGTTGATGACGAGTCGCTTGGTCAGCAGGGTCAGGCCGCCTCCCACCGTGAGTTTCAGGCTCCGGTTCTCCGCGTCCCACTCCCAGTCCGTCAACGGGCCCGCATGCATGACCTCGAAACCGCCATTGGTGGCGCGTTGCAGGGCGATCAGCGCCTTCCAGCAGCGCAGGGATTCGAACAGTCCGAGTCTGGCGGCGGTTCGCGTGTAGTCGACGGTCACGTTCATGGATCCGGGCTGGTTCAATGACTCCGTCCAGTCGGCGGCCGTGTAGGGCAGCCGGTAGAGGTGCCGGCCGGTGACCGGCTCGTACACATGCACCGTCAACGGTGCGGGCCGTGATGCCATGAGGTCACCTCCACGCCGGTCGTATGATCATCGATGCCGCTCCCCCGCCCACGACGACGGCCGACACGGTTCCGCCGCCCGGCGGGATCTGGAACGCGTCGTCGTAGGTGACGGTGCCCGCGCTGGGGATCATGTCGCGGAAATCCAATGCCAGGTCCTGCGCGTCGCCCTGCCATTTCACGCGATGCCCCGCATACGACAACGCCAGCGAGGTCGCATGCCCCGATATTCTCACGCTCGGCCATGTGGCCGCCGTGCCGGGGTTCTGGCAGCGGATCACGCCGCCGGACGCCGTGTAGGTGACCGGCTGCCCGTATTTCAACGGGTCGGGGCAATAGATGATGAGCGTGAAGGTGAACGCCCGGAGACTGAGCAGCATGCTTGGCGCGGGATCGTCGGCGAGCCATCCGGTCAAAGCGCGTATTCCGAGCGCATCCTCCACAAGCAGGGTGACCGGCTTGTAGGCGAGCGCGCATATTCTGTCTCGGAATTGCGCCGCGGCCGCGGTCGAAAAGCGGGCCATCGCGCATTTGATGGTGATGGTTCGCGATTCGCCGGTGAGGCGGCTAGGCCAGTAGGATCCGTCCTGTTGCGGCATCGGGGTTCCTGTTTCCCGTGGTTTTGGCGTGCCGAACAGTCCGTCGATGCCGTTGAGGGTGATCCATGCGTGAGCCCGGTTGTCGAGTCTGTTGTCGGTTAGGGTGATCGTGTCGTTCTCGGTGGTGAGCTGTATGCGCATGTATTCTCCTTGCGTTTACCCCCATTGGCCCGATATGGCTTCCAGTCGTGCTCCAGCCATGGCGAACAGCACTTCGGGGTCGGTTCCGCGTGCGTCGATGTCGACTTGGACGTTCGTGTCCCTTGGCTGGTCGGTGGTTGTCGTCGGCTGGAGCACGTCCTTGGGCGTGTAGTCGGCCACCGTTGGCGGGGTGAGCGTGAATCCGTTGAGTTTGAGCCCGGCGACGATGTCGTCGAACGCGCGGTCGACGTAGGCTTGGCTGTCGTCAATGCCTTCGGCGATGCCTCGGCCCATCATGATGCCGACCTGGTCGCGGAACACGCGGCTCGGCGAGTGGATGCCGAGGAAACTCTTGACGCTTTCCAATGCGCCGGATACGGCGTTCTTGGCGGCGTTGAACAGCGTGCCGGCGGCCGAGGCGATGCCGCCCGCGATGCCGGTGATGATGTTCAGCCCGATCTCGCCCCAGTCGACGCTGGTGAACGCCTTCCGCAGGGATTGGACGATGGCGGGGATCTGGCCGATGAGCTTCGGTATCGCTGAGGCGAGCCCGTTGGCGAGGGCGACGAGGATCTGCACGCCGGTCTCGAGGATCTGCGGCAGGTTCGCGGCTATCGATTGGACGAGGTTTCCGATGATGGTCGGCACCTGCGCGATCAGCTGCGGCAATGCGTTCACGATGCCCTGCACGAGGCCGAGCAGCAGCTGCATGCCGCTGTTGAGCAGCTGGCCCGCGTTGGAGGCCAGGCCGGACACGAGAGCCGTGATCATGCCGATGGCTGCCGGGATGAGCGTGGGCAGTTGGGCGGCGAGCCCGTTGACCAGCGTGGTGACGATGAGCACGGCCGTGCCGATCAGCTGTGGCGCGTTCGTCGCTATCGCGTTCACCATCGCGGTCAGGATGGCGGCTCCCTGTTCGATCATGGCCGGCAGGTTGGCGGTGATCTGCATGTTCAGCTGCTGCAGCATTTCGGGCAGTTTCGAGGACAGTTGGCCGATCATCGCGAACAGTTGTCCCTGCATGCTCTGGTCGAGCATGCCGAGACCGGCTATCAGCGCGGCGATGATGCCGGCAATGCCCATGTACTTGACGAAGTTGTCCGGGCTGAAGAATTTGCCGAATATCGAGCCGATGGCCCCGAGACCGGATTGGAGTCTGGGCCCTACCACGGACGCGATGCCGGAGAAAGCGTCGCCTATGGGACCCAATGCGGCCTTGGCCTTGCCGGCCACGTTGGAGGCGAGCGCGCCTAGCCCGTTGCCGAACGATTGGAGCGAGGTGACGATCGGGTTGTTCTCGAAGCTGAACGCCATGCCGGCGAATGCGGAGGTGAGTTTAGTCTTGAATGGTGCGGTGATGGTTCCGATCTTGGATGACAGTTGCGCGCCGAGCGCCGAGACCTTCTGTCCGAGTCCGCTGTCGGCGATTTTCTCGCCGGCGAGCTGGAACGGGAAGGCGATGTCTTCGGCGATGGTCTTCGCGTCCGTCGTGAAGGCCGTGAATCCTTTCTTGAGTTGGCCGGGCAGCGCCGTCATCTTGCCGGTGAGGGTTTGGAGGCCTTTGTCGCCGCTGTTGCCGAGCAGGTCGAGGAAGCCGGTGATTTTGTCCGTGTTGCCGCCGATGCCGGCGAACAGGGCGAACGCTCCGGCGAGGGAGCCGAGCTGGGAGACGAGACCGGGTATGGTGATGGTGCCGTCGGCGAGTCCTTGGGAGAACGTTTCGAGGAATTTGGCGGCCTTGTCCACGTATGGGCTGAGCTGGCCGTTGAGCTTGTCGACGAGCGGGGTGAGTTGTGTGCTCAGGGCGTCGACGGCGGGTATGGCCGCGTTGAACAGTTTGCGCAATGATTCGAGCGCGATCTTGCCGGGGCCTTCGCCCAGTCGGCCGAGCGCGGCCTTGACGTTGGCTAATGCGCCTTGGAACGTGTCGCCGGCGGCGAGGGCGGCTCCTCCGAGTCCTTCCTGCATGGCCGTGGCGAATGTGTTGAAGTCGATCTTGCCTTTGGATACCATGTCCGAGACTTCCTCGGAGGTGGTGTTCAGGTGTTTGGCGAGCAGCTGGAGGACGGGCACGCCCGAGCTCATGAGTTGGAGCATGTCGTCGCCCTGCAGTTTGCCTCGCGCGGCCACGGACCCGAATATGGTGCCGATGTCGGTCAGCGAGCGTCCGCTGATTTGGGCGGTGTCGGCGACGGTCTTGAGCACGTTGGTCATCTGCTCGCCGCTGGCGATGCCGGCGGCGGACAGGCTTGCTGCCACGGTCGCGGCGTCGCCCAGGCCGAACGCGGTGCCCTTTACGCTGGCGAGCGCGTTGTTCATGATCTCGGCGATGCTGGCGCTGTCATGGCCGAGGCCTTTGAGTTTGGCCTGCGCGTTCTCGATGTTCAGGGCGCGTTCGAATCCGCCTTTGGCGGCGAGGGCGGTGACGCCTCCGGCGATGGTGCCTATGGCGCCGAGGCCGAGTTTGCCGATCTTGCCGAATGCGCCGCCGAGTTTGGTCAGGATGCTGTTGCCGCCGTTTTTGCCGGCCTGGGCGACCGCGGCGGTGAGGTCTCCTTCGAGTTTTTTGCCGAAGTCCTTGCCGCTGGGGGCGACCTGGACGTATACGGTGCCTATCTCCTGTGCCATCGGGACTGTTCCTCCGTGTGGGTGTGGTTGGTCCCGATGGCGGTCGGGATCATTCGCTGATGTGGAATCGTTGGTTGAGCCGGTGGCGGCGGCGCATGCGTTGCGCGCGTTCGGCCGGGGATTGTTGGCGGGTTGCACCGAACTGGTCGGCGCGTTTGTCCGTCCATGGCCGCCAGCCTCGTCGTTTCAGACGGCCTTCGAGTTCGAGCCGGTCCCACATGGCCAGTTCCTCGCCGGTTGGCGTGTACGACCATCCGGCCAGCGCGGCGTATGAGTCGCTGGTGTGGTCGCGTAGGATCTGGCGGGTGAGTTTCCATGCCTTGCCCAGGCTCAGGCTGGCCCTGGGCTTGTGGCCATTGGGCGCGTCGAGCCATGCGTCGAGGCGGATGGGCCGCCAGATGGTGTGGTAGCGGTTCAGCCAGTCGGACTCTAGCGCTTCGCGGTGGTTTTGCCAGAGGACGATGAGATAAGCGCTTTTGGGTCCAGTCCGGATTGTTCGGCCCAGGCGCGTACGGTTGCGCTCAGCCATGCGATCCCGTTGCCGGTCTTGCGCAGCGCGTTCCAGTAGTCGGGGCGAAGCTGCTGGAAGTAGGCGAGGAACGCGCTCATCGCGTAACTGGTTTGCTCCTCGCTGAGCGTGGTCTGGCTTTTGACCAGGAGGATCACGTTGACCAGGTCGATGGGCAGGTCCGCGCTGTTGAGGTTGGGAAGGTCGAGTTTGACGCCGAGCACGTCGAGGTGCACGTCCTCCAATGGTTCGTCTTCGATGACGGGGGTTTCGACTTTCGCGTAGATGGTGTCTGTCATGGCGGTCTCCTTGTTTCGCGGGTTGGCGGCGGTCCGTGGTTGAGAGGGTTCCCCGTGCCGTCGGGACCGCCATCCTGCGGCGCGGGGAAGAATCGGGGGCTCCTGGTGGGTGCCGGAAAAGGTCAGGCGGTGACGGTGACCGGCACGCTGACGCTCTTGCCGCCGGCCGTGGCGGTCACGGTGACGGGCTTGCCGGTTTCGGTGGCCGCGACCCCGGTGACGGTGACCGTGGACCCGGACGCCGTGGCGGTGGCCTTCGCGGTGTCGGCGCTGGCGGCGGCGAGCTTCCAGCCGGCCGCGTTGTCGGGTTTGACCGTGACGGCGAACGTGGCGGTCCTGCCCGCGGCGACGCTCAGGGTGGCTGGGTCGGCCGTCACGGATTCGACACTGGCGGCGAGCCCGGCCCTTTCGGCGGCGAGCAGCCCGTAGACGTGGAACATGTAGCCGTCGGCCGCCTTGAACATCTTGAACGTGACATTGAAGGTCACAACCTCCGTGCTTACGAGGGTCATGTCGTCGCGGTCGCTTACCTTGCAGCGGCCGATGGGCAGGACGATGGGGTTGCCGTACTGGTCGAGGCAGGCGAGCACGGCCATGTACTCGATGTTCGTGGCCGCGTCCCTAACGTGGAAACCACCCTTTTCGTCGGCCTCGACGCCGAAGTACGCTTCGGCGATGTCCCTCTTGCATTCGATGCCGGGGATCTGCAGCGTCCAGTAGCCGGGCTCCTGTTCGGAGACCACGATGTCGCCGTTGTGCGCCTTGATCTCGGTGTCGTCGCCGGGCTCGGGGTGGAGCACGGCGCCGTCCTCGCTGTTGTAGCCGACCGGCAGCTTGCCTTCCGGAGGCGTCCAGTTCTCTGAGTCCGGCATGTTCGGCAGATCCGGGTCCTTGAGCTTCCACAGGAAGAGCGCATAGTCCTTGATGAGTTTGACCAGCTGCGCGTTGTTGCCGCTGGTGATGTACGAGGTGTCTGTGGCCATTGCCGTATGCCTTTCAATGAATTCCATTGGGGCATGTGGCGGCGTGCCCGGTGGGTTGGTTAGTTGGTTTCGACGGTGAGCAGGAGCACGAGGTATGCCATGAGGCACCCGTTCTCGTCGCTCATGCGGATCGGCCCGGATTCGTGGCCGATGGTGACGACCGGCCGTGGCGGGTGCAGGCCGGTCAGATAGGATTCGATGTCCGCGGCGAGCCGTTGCGCGGCGTCGATGTCGCCGGTCCCGTCGGCACGGCGCGCCCACACGCTCACGCGCAGGCGCACGTACTGGGTGACCGGAGTGGCCATTTGGCCGGGTTCGCCGATGAGAACGCATTCTCTCGGCGGATTATCGCGCGATCGGATGCTGGAGAACCCGACGTCGGGGAGCCGTTCGCGCAGCAGGGGCAGGAGCACGGGTTCCACCCGTCTCGTGCGGGTGGGCGGCATGGCACTCATACGACCACCATGCCCAGCATCTGGTTCAATACGCCGTGCGCCTGTTCGACCTTGGCTGGAGCGGTGGCGACCACGTTGCCTCGTTCCCTGTCGTCGTTGCGGTACACCTTGATCGCGGGATCGACCTGGGCCATGCCCTCCATCTGCTTCTGCACGTCGTCCAGTATGGGTGCGGGCAGTTCGTGCAGGATCTGCCGGTCGAACTCCTTGCGGTTGAGCACGACCCTGACCTTCTTCGCCATGATCTATCCCTCCTTGAGCTTCACGTTGACGACGTCGCCCACATGCGTGCCGTCGTGTTTGCGCCATTCGCATACCACGCCGTCGACGGGCACCCTGCGGCCCCTGACGCCGATCAGGTCGGTGTCCAGGATTCCGGTGGGTTCCGCGGAGCGGATGTAGATGGTGTGGTCGAAGGTCACGCCCGACGATTCCTCCGAGACGGTTTCCGGCGTGCTCGCCGGGGCGACGAGCCCGTCGAAGCTCGTGATGAGCGTCAACGGGCCCTGCACGGTGTTGCCGTCGGCGTCAGTCTCGGCTTCGCCGCGCCATACGTCGATGCGTTCCATCAGCCGTTCACCTTTCCGGTGCTCATGTCGATGCTGTAGGCGCGCTGGCCGCCAAGCCCGAGCTGGCGCAGCATGTCGTCGCCGAACCGCAGGTAGCCGTCGGGCGAGGCCCATGCGTAGCTCGTGGTGAACGGGCCGGTGGTCTCTGTCGCTTGGGTGGCGCCATAGGGTATGCCGGCAACCTGCTGTTCCATGGCGGTGCGCACCATCTGGCAGCACACCGCCGTCAGCATGCGCCTGTGCGTCTGCCACCATGCGGGGTCGTGGGTCTCCGTGTAGTTGGCCAGCCGGTTGCGGATGATCTCGCTCGCATCCGCGAGCAGCTCGTCCGCCTGCGATTGTTCGTCGGGGGTTAGCGTGTGCCAGCGTTTCTCCAGGTCATCGTGCGTGGCCAGCGGCCGGATGTCGCCTCCCATGCCCGGATCCGTGGGTTCGTCGTCGGACATGGTCCCGCCTTCCGTCAGACCGCGATGGCGCCGGTGGCGCGCAATTGGGTCAGGATGCTGTTGACCGTGGTGACGATGTCCGCGGCGGGCGCGTCGGTGGCGAGGTTCGGGATCGCCGCACCCTGCTTGACGCCGCCCAACGCGGCCGCGGTCGCGGCGGGCAACGTGTAGGCCGCCGGGATGACCGGCTTGTTCGCCAGATCGGTGTAAGAGCCGCTGAAGCTGGACGTGCCTGCGCCGATGGCCTTGCGCGCCGCGGCCGCATCCACAGCCTTGAGCACGCCCTTGCCCGTATCGGTGGCACCGGCAAGCGTGTCGGCGGTCGGAACAGTGATCGGGTTGACGAAGTCGAAGCCGCTGCCGTCGGCCTTCACCTGCACGGTTTTGCCGTGTCCGGTGGAGGCGTCATAGCCGCCGAGACTGGCCGGCGTGACGCTGCCCGCGGTCGGAGCGGAAGCGCCGCCATTGAGGTCGATGGGGTTGCCCTCGTCGTCGACGAACACGGCCAATGCCACACCGTCGTGTTCGGCGACGTATGCGGCCGCGTCCTTGGCGGGGATCACATGGATTTTGTATGCCATGGGTCGTCTCCTCACTTGGTGAGCAGGGCGAAGCGGTTGATGTCGCGCACGCGGAAGCCGATTTCCATTTCGATTCGCACGGCGAACATGTTCTGCTCCCACAGGTTGACGGCCTTGCCGTCGATGGTGACGGTGGCCTGGTCGCTGATAGAGGTCTGCAGGCCCTCCGGCGTACCCCATGCGGCGGATGCGAACTCGCCGACCACGCCGACGATCTCCGGGACTGCGGGGGTCGGGTTGTCGCCGGTGCCCGCGGCCTGTGCGGGCACGTGCACGCCCTTGCTGATGTAGGTGCGGTTGCCGAGCACGGTGTTCACGTCGGATTCGGCCATGGAGCCGAGGAACAGGGGACGGCCGTTGTTGTCGGTGGCCTGACGCAGGATCGAACGTCCCTGCGGGGAGAGGGCCCAGCCGTCGACGGTGCCGTCGGCTGCGGTGACGGAATCGTCCGCGTCGTTCAGGCTCTTCCATACGGTCTTGCCGAGGGCGATCTTCGGCGCGGCCTTCAGGCTGTCGAAATCCGCGCCCGGCACGTCGCCGATGCCCATGACGGTCTGGTCGAACTTTCGGGCGATGGCGCCGGGGCCCTTGGCCACGATCTGCGTGTACAGGGACTCGTAGTCGCGGCGGAACTGGTTGGAGAACGGCAGGATCACGGCGATGGTGTACGGCACCATGTCCTTCTTGCCGAAACCGACGCCGCTCTTGGGCTTGACCGCGCCCTCCTGCACCCAGTCGGCCTCGGGGTCGCCGGTGATGATGGGCACGCGCACGCCCTTGCCCGGCAGGTTGATCTGCGGGACGAGCTGCATGAACGCGCTCTGGTAGGCGGCTTTCTGCCAGATTTCCGCCTGGGTCTCCGGGGTCAGGTCGAGACCCGCGGACTTGCGATTCATGGTTGGATCGGCCATGATGGTGCTCCTTTCGAGCTGTTATGGAATGTTTCGGAGATGGGTGGGGTCAGTAGCCGGCTTCGGCCATGGCGCGTTTGAAGTCCTTGGCTGGATCCACCGGAGCCTTGCCGGATGCTTCCTTGCTGCGCGCCTGGTCGAGACGGTCATAGGGACGGAACGTTTTCATGAGCTTCTGCGCGTAGGCGTCGATCTGCTCCTCGTCGTCGCCCACCGCGAGAACGGTAGGGTCGCCGATGCCGTATTTCGAGGCGATGGTGGAGCGTATGCCCGCCAGTTGTTTCTCATGTTCGGCCTGTGCGACCTTGGTGCGCAGGTCCTCGGTCTCGGCCCTGGACTTCTCCAGTTCGGACTGTAGGGTGTCGGCTTCCCCGGCCTTGCGTTTCATGTCGTCGTAGTCGGAGTGTTTGGCGCGTTCGCGTGCCAGGCGTTCCTTGACGATGCGGTTCACGTCCTCCTCGGAATACGAGCGGGCCGTTTCCTGGGGCTTGGCCTGTTCCGGCTGCTGCGCGGCGGCCTGCTGTGTTTCCGGGGTTGCGGTGGGTTGTTCGTCGGCCATGATGCTGGCTCCTGTCTTGTTTGTTGGTGCCGCGCTGACGCCGCGCGTGGACGGCCATTCTTGTTGCGATGCGCATGGCTGCGCCCACCCGCGCGGTACGCGGGCGTGAAATCCTGTGAATATGAGAAAAGCCACTCGAATGAGTGGCTTCATGGACTGTGGGCTAGTGCTCGGGGTGTTCCGACTGCCAGCGGCGGATATATTCGATGAAATCTCGATGTTCCTCGCGGAACACCTCGTCCTCTTCCTGCAACGTGGCGGCCAGCGGTATGAACGGAGTCGGGTCGAGATGGTTCTCCATGATGACCTCGATGCCGGTCTGGACCGGGATCCAATCGCCATCCTCGTCGAACAGCATCTGGGCGTAATCGGCGTCGTCCTTGTACCCGTGTTCCCTCAGAAAGGAGATCATGTCAACCGCAAGCTGATCGTAATGCTGTCGCGCAATACGAACCTGGGTCATTCCCATGACTGCTCCTTTCTGGTCGGATGAATGCTGGTGACTCGTACCGGGCCATTGCCCGCCTTGGAGAACGCCAACCTGATCTTGATACCGTCAATCGTACCCGTGATAGAGCCTTTCGCGCCTCCGTCGGCTAGGATATCCTCGATATGCTTACGGTTTTCGGGGATGCGCAATAATGCGATTCCGGCGTCGCGTATGTCGTCGGCGGCCCAGGTTTCGGGGAACTCCACCGTCTTGTCGGGATATTGCCAGCCGTAGCCGTGCAGGTGCGCGCCACCTTTGTACCCGTAGAGGATGTGGTTCCATTCTTTGGCCCGCATGACTGCGGGAAGGCCGGACGGCCATTCCGGCGCCTCCGCCGGTTCCGCTGGCGGCAGCAGGTCGAGGGGCGAATGCGTGAAGTCGTGGTCCCGCATGGCCTGGCGTCGTTGCGCCCGCCACAGGCCGTATCTCAGGCTGTTGTCCTTGGTGAACCTGTCGTCGTCCCTGAACACGCCGTCGGTGAGCAGGTTCGGGTAGATTCTGCGCATTTCGGCGCATATCGCCCCGCTGGAGGTGTCCGGGGCCTTGTTTTTCGCCGTCTCGTACATGGACATGTAGTATTCGGGGTTGTAGGCGTTGAACTTGTAGACGCCCCAGCTGGGGATGATGCGGCAGTCGTCGCCCTTGTGGAACGGCTTGAATTTGCCGGCCGTCTCCTCGCTGTTGTAGTCGAATCCGCGGGAGGCGCACATCACGCAGAACGCGCATGTGTACGAGCCGGTGGGTACTCTCGCGTATTTCGGTTCGGTGGGGTCGACGGCCGCGCTGCGTTCCGTGGTGAGACGTGCGGTGACGCGCACGATCTCGGAGGCGTATTTGTAGGCGGCCATGTAGTCGCCTGGCGTGAACGACGGCCATAGGTCGTCTATGGTCTTGCCTGCGCGGGATTGCCCGTTTTTGACCTGCGTGTAGGTCAGGCCGTTGTAGTCGGTGTTGTGGAAGCCTCCCTCGATCTGCCATACCGTGCGGTCTGCCTCTATCGCGGCGGGGGTGAACTGGGGGAAGTCCACGTCCATGTATCGCGACCATGTGTCGCGCACGTTCTGGTAGGATTCCGACGCCAGTTCGTTGGCGGCGTCGGAATACGCTTTCATCATCTGTCTGACCGTTTCCGGGGATTCATCGTCCCAGACCATGCCGGATACGAGGTTGCCGGCCCGCTTCTCCAGGCTGGAGAGCGTGTCGACGTAGTCCTCGTACAGGTCATTGAGGTCCAGTTCCAGCTGCCTGCGTCGTTCCGGTGGCAGGTTGAGGCTGTCGAAGTACATTCGCGCCTCCGTTCGCCTTCTCGTTTCTCAGCTGGCTGAGGATCTGCGAGGCGTTTGCCTTGCGCTGGTCGGCCTTCAGTCTGATGATCTCGCTGCGGCTCAGGCCGGCGCGGGCCAGGCCGACCTCGCTGTCGCCGAAGCCGGTGATGGAGCCGGCGAGCTTGCTGTATGCGTCGGCGCTCATGCTCGTGGCCGGCATGCTGGGGTTCATCCAGTCGACCTGCAGTTTCATCAGGTCGGATTCCGAGGCCGACGGGTCTTTCATGCGGACGGCCATTCTGATCGTTTCCAGGATGCTTTCGCCGAAGTCGCGGTCGGCGTGCCTGGCTTCGATGATCAGGTCCTCGCGTTGGGCTTCGGTGGCTTCCGCGCTGGTGGGGTTCGAGTCGGCGACCACGCCGAGGCTGGAGGCGGGGATGTTGGTCGCGGCGGCGAACATCGACGCCCATGATTTCAGCATCGTCAGATGCGGGTCCATGGTCGACGCGGACAATTGCACGACCGATGGCGAGTCGCCGTCGATGTCCTTGCTGATGGCGTTCCATCGGCCCATGTACAGGCTCAATGCCTGGTCGTCGCTCATGTTGGCGATGTCGGCGCTGGTGCCGAGCAGGAGGATCTTGGGGAACGAGTAGAACTCCGCGTTGCCTTCGGCGCGGCAGATGGTGCGGTTCGCGCCGTCGATGATGCGCATCGCGTCGCGGCTGATGCGTGATCGGCCGAACGGTTTGACCTGCGTGGGCTTGTAGGCGAGCCTGAACGCCATGCACCGGCCGTCCACGGTCTCTTCCGGCATGGCGTCCGGTGGCATCGACCATCGGCCGTCGTGCTTTTCGAGGAGGATGTTGCGTTCGGGCATGTAGAGCATCAGGCCGGTGGCGTTGCCGTTCTTGTCCTGGTCGCAGATGCTCATGCACGCCTTGATATGCCGGTTCTGGTAGTCCCATAATGCGGCCGACGCTTCGGCGGTGTGCGTGCGTATCGTGGGCTGGCCGTCGCCGGCGCGGCCCACGGTCAGGAAGCTGCACCCGTGGATGAACGCGGTCTGGATGGCCTGTTGCAATACGCTCGTGAAGCCGATGGACGCCATGAAGCCCTGCAGTTCGAACGGGTCCTCCATGCCGGGGGCGACGAATCCCTCGAACACGCATAGTTCGGTGAGCATGTCCACGGCCTTGCGCGCCCAGCCAAGCGGCGTGTAGTGGTCGGTGATGGATTTGGGCATCGTCAGCCCGAAGTCCTTCAACGGCTCCTTCGCCTCGTAGTAGGAGGTGAGTTCGGCGTTGCGTTCCGAATGCGACACCCATACGTCGCGCAGTTCGGCCAGCAGCTCGTTTTCGGCATCCGTCAGACCGTCTATGGCTCCGGGCGCGTTCAGGCGCAGCATGCTCGCGCCGCCACGTGATTGTTTGGGCCAGCGTTCCTCGACGGGCGTTTCGCGGACGGCGGGGATGATGGATTCGCTCATCAGCAGCCTCCTATGATCTGTCTGCGGTCCGGGTCTCGTTTGGTTACGGTGGTGCCGTAGAGGGCGAGCGTGACCGCGACCAATGGTGATATGTCGATGTCGGCGCCCATCTTGTTCCATCCAATGGCTCCGGATTGGCCGATGTTGCGGGTGACGGCGTTGGCCACGGCGACGGCGAGCGCGGGTGCTTTGTCGTCTGGGATGTGGGTGAGTTTGCCGTCGCGCAGCATGTCGAGGAACAGTCCGCAGGCGCGGCCCATGTCTTGCGGGCCGGTGGTGATGACCTTGATGTGGCGGGTTTTGAGTTCCTGTATGAGCGCGTTGGCCGGGGATTGGGCGTCGATGACCACGCTTGCGGTGCGTGGCCAGTGTTGCGTGATGTAGTCGATGGCCCACATGGTGCCTTTGGATTGGGTGGATTCGAAGCGGCGGAGTTCGATGTGGGCGGTGCCATCCCTGTGGTTGATGGCGCCGCCGATGGCCAGGGAGCTGCGGTCGGGTGCCATGTCGAGCGCGTAGCCGATCAGTCCGTTGAGGTTCGGCGAGTCCGTGGTGGCCTTCTCCCATTGCTTCGGGTCGATGGCCCTGTGGCTGGCGGTTTCGTCCCAGATGCCCAGGGCCTCGCGGCGGAACGAGTCGACGGTCATGAGGTTGCGCATCCTGAGGATCGCGGTCTCGGACGTGCGTTTCGGATAGCTGGGGTTGGCTTTCGCCCATTGTTCGCGGTCGTCGGGATCGGCGTCACGGTCGGCGGACAGTTCCACGTATACCATGCCGTCGGTGCCGGCGAGCGCCGCGCGTCGTTTTTCCTCGAATACTTCGGACTGGTCGCCGAGTTTGGGAGGGTTGCCCATGAACACGACGAGCGGGTCGGGGCTGGTGTTGACGACGGGGAGCATGTTGTCCAGGGCGCGCACGGTGAGGATCTGCGCTTCGTCGAAGATTTCCACGTCCACGCTGTGCAGGCCTCGGCCGAAGCCGTTCTCGCGTGCACCGAACATGATGCGACTTCCGGTGCGGAAGCTGATTTCCTGTTGTCCGTTGGCGCGGCGGATGCGCTCCACGTAGCGGGCGAGCAGCTTGTTCTTCGCGAGGTCGCACATGTCGTTGAACGTCTCGTCGCTGGTTCGTGTGTGGTGGGCGGTCCATATGACCTTCAGGCCGGGTTGGAGGATGCATTTGATGAAGATCGCGGTGCCCAGGGTGAACGTCTTGCCGATCTGACGGCAGGAGCTGACGACGGTGCCGCATTCCCCGCACGCGTATTTGCCGTCCGCGCCACGGGCGAACAGGAGCCAGAGCAGGCCCTGCTGCCACAGGTCGTAGTGGATGCCGGCCTTGAGGGCCACGCGGTTGACGCGGGGGAAATCGCTGGACGTGATCCCCGTCGGCTGTTTGAGCACGCGGGCGATCTCAGACAATCGACGCTCCGACATCGCTCACCTCGCTCGTCTCGTCCTCGATATCCAGCAATGGGTCTCCGCCGGCCAGGTCGTGCAGGCGTTCGCACACGATGATGTAACGTGCGCTGATGTTCGCTATCGCGTTCGCCGGCGTCGACGGATCGTCCAGGTATCGTTTCAGCCGGTCGCGCACATGGCGCAGATCGTCTTCCAAGCTGCCGTCCATCATGCGGTCGAACTCGCGCCCGTTCAGACGCGGGGCGGCGGATGGCGTGGGGGCCGCAGCTGGCGTGGGGGCGTCACGCTTTGCCGGAGCCTTGGCCTGTTGCTTGCGGCGTTTGCGGTACGCCTTCGCACGGCATGCTCCGCAGCAGTATTTGCTGGGACTGCCACGATGCGAGGGGTGGAAATCGCGCCCGCATTCCTCGCACTTCATCGCAGCCTCCTTCGGACCGTCACGCTTGGCATGCGTCACGCTTTGCAGACCCCGGGGAGATATCCCGACTGCCCCCGAGGGTCGGGCCTGACGGCCGGGACGGGTCCCCTCCCGTGGGGTCACCAGTCGCCGCTGATCACCAACGGCATCGACGTGGCCGCAAGATGGTTCGACGATGCTGGTTCCTCGCCTGTCGTTGTCGTCGTTGTCGTCGCCGTCGTACGGTTGGGGTCGAGCAGTCGCGCGACTTCGGCGCGCGCCCATGCGAGCGTGCGCGTGCCCTTGACCCGGTTGCACCAGTTGTGCGCCAGGCCCACGTTGCCCCAGTCCAGCGGGCTGCCGCCGCGCGCCACCGGTATGGTCTCGTCCACGGTCTTGCACCACGGGTCAGGCCACGGCAGGGATTTGTCCACCGGCCGGCCGCAGATGTAACAGGTGTCGTAATAGGCGTACACGCGCCTGCACAGCTGGTCGCGCCGATACGCATAACCCCTGCCCCTGCGCGGGTTTCCAGTGCGGGTGGAAGACACGAGGCACCTCCCGGTGATTCCAAAAGACCCCGGGTGGTTCAACGCGACATCCCTCGGCCTGTTTTACCGAATGCGTCCGCCCCCCGCGAGAAAACGGCTAGGCCGTCGCTTTCTCGTATTCCGCGAGTATGCGCTCGCAGTTTTCCACGGCCACGTTGAGGCAGGCCGCCGACAGGAGCGTGTTCTGCCGTATCTGCACTTCCTCGGTGCGTGCGTCGCCCCGGCCCGTCGGAATCGCTTCGGCCAGCCCTATCACATTGTCTCGCGACCCATGTGCCAGGCCGCTGCATATTCTCCAGGCCCTGACCGCGGTATATGTTGCGCGCTTTTGGATCCGCTCGTCCGCAGCTTTCAGAATCTGCGTGTATTGCGGAAATGTCTTGATGTTCTTGGTTTCGTATCCTTCGAGTTGTTGCTCTTGCTCTTCGAGACGTTCCCTTTTCCGTCGGCGGTTGTCGATGAGGGAGCTGTTCCGCTCCGGGCTTTCCTCTGCCAAGGACAGCATGTTCTCGTTGTCTCGATATGACAGTTTGATCGAGTAGAAGACCATCTTCCGCTTCTTGCCCGACGTGGACAGCCACACGCCGGTCGCGGATGATTCCACGGCGGTTCGTATCACTGCGTAATGGGAGTTGATGGTAGCCAGTTCATTGATCATCCTGCAGGCGTCCATCATGGATTCCAGGGAAACGCTGAAACAGCTCTCGACCTGCGGACGCACTTCGCATTCGGCATCGGCCTGAGCGAGGATGGAGTTTCCCTTCCAAGGCGCGTATCGGATCCTTGTCCATCGAGCGTACAGCTCTTCGCTTTTTTCGTTCATGCGCCGCATGGCGATTACGCCGGCGGCTGTGTTTCGAAGGCTCGCCTCTATCATGTCTTCGATGGTACATGGACGGTGCTGCCGTCAGGTAAATAGATGAAGAAATCCGGCACAGAACCGGAGAAGCAGCCCGTTCCTGAACCTATGGAAATGACTACTATAGACATGTATACGGTGACAGTTCCGGTTTGTCAAGTATTGGCGATGGTCATTTTCCGTCTTTTTGGGCATATGCCTGCCATGTATCCCAAACCAGGTACACGGGATCGCCGTGTTCATCCGTGGCGACGGGTTGGATGATGTCGCGTTTGGCCCATTGGCTGATGGTGTTGCGTTTGATGTTGATGCCCCATGGTTGCAGTAGTCGGCTGATTTCGGCGGCTGTGCCTTGTGCTCCTCCGATGGCGAGTCGGAGCATGCTGGCGCGCTGGATGTCTTTGATGCGGTGTTCGCCGTGGCATTTGTCGCATGCCTTGTAGCCGGATTTGAGTTCGAGTTCGTCGCATCGCAGCTCGTACCCGCAGTCCGGGCACCAGCCGATCATCTTGGTTTCCGGCGGCGGGTTGAGCGTGCGGTCGAGTCTGGTGGCGGCCTGCCGGGTCAGTTCCACGATGACGGGCATGTCGGGCCGGTTCAGGAGTCGTGGCTCGTAGCGCATGACGCCCTTGAGCAGCGAGACCGTGTCCATGTGCCGGTAGCGCAGGCCGATGGCCGTGGCCAGTGATTCGACGAGACGGTCGATGTCCTGTCTGAGCTGCCATGCGCCCAGATTCAACGGGATCGGCGCCACGCTCCTCGTCCCGTGGCCGCATTGGCGGGCCATCACGCTCGCCTTGCGTTCGGCGATCAGGCACAGCACCCCGTAGCCGTCCGCCAGCGAGCGCAGGTCGTGGTGGAATTGTTTGGCGGTGGTGGTTGATGCCATGATGCCCTTCCGGTGGTGGTGTGTTGGTTGTGTGTGGTTGGCATCAGGCCCGTGTCCATTGTCTCATGCCTGGTGTCGTCTTGTGGGTTATTGGAAGACCCAGACGGCGAGTTTGATGAGCAGGAGGATGACGGCTGTTCCCCATGCGGTGATGGTGATGCCGGTGGCGATGTTGGTGAGGATGTCGTTGAATCGGTTGGGCTTGTGGTTCATCAGTGTCCTATTCGATGGTGTATTCGCGCGGGTGTTCCTCGCGTTGGTTCTGGCGTTTGATGCGGTTGACGAGTTGTTGCGTCTTACGGTTGGCGCCGCTACTGGTCAGACTCCACGCATAGTGGGAGCGCATGTTTTCGAGCCATCCGTTGGAGGCGTGGTCGGTGATGGTGATGTCATAGCCGATGTCGGCTTTGGTGATGGTGACCTTGTAGGTGTGTTTCATGCCTGCCATTGGGGTTCCTCCGGGACGTCTCGGTCGAGTATGCAGGTGAGGAACTTGTTGAGTTCCCGTACGTCCTGCCAGGCGATCTCCTGTTCCCGGGAGTCGGCGAAGCGGATTTTGCATTGGCCCGCGGGCGTGACGCCCATCATGAGCGTGTCATGCTGTTCGGTTTCGATCTCGATGCACTGTCTGGCACTCATCGCGTCCACCCCTTGTCGGCTCCGTCGGCATGCGCCCAATCGCAGGAGATGCCGCCGTTGGCGTAGTGCGCGATGCAGGTGACGCGACGGCTGTCCGGCATGGTGATCGTGCAGGTTTCCCACTGGAAGTTGCCGGTGGAGCATTCGCTCCGGGTGACCGCTCCGGTGCGCCCGTCGGACGACGAGTTGACGGGCGTGCCCTCACAGCCGGCGAGCATGCCGGCGCAAAGCATGACGGCGATCGGCGCGAGGATGCGTTTGGTGGTGCGGCTCACTGCTCGCCCTCCGTTTCGGGCTGGTCGTCGGCGATGTAGCCCCTGGGCGTGAGGGTGATGGTGATCTGGCATCCATCGGCGAGCGCCCGTTGGATGAGGCTGGTGATGTCCGTGTTGTTCATTGTGTTTTCCTTTCGATGGTCGGTTGTTTGGCGTGTCGGGTGACGGTCAGGCTGCGGATGTGGGGTTGGAGTATCGCGGTGCCGTGTTTGGGGCTGACGGACAGGACGTTGAGTTGGGAGAGTTGGTCTTCGGCGTCGTCGAGCGTGAACCGGATGCTTTGCGATCTTTCGTCGCCGTTCTGGGCTTTGAGATGTCCGTCGATGACGGTGCCGTCCACGGTCCGGATGATGCATCGGCATCCGTCGAGCTCCTCGGGCGTGGCGGCACGCCAGTCGATGGTCTCCTGCACGATTCCCGCCATCATGCGGCCTCGTCGAGCTCGCCACGGTCAAACGCCTCGCACACCAGCCCCACCACCCGGGCCGGGCTCGTGCCCTGGGCGAGCAGGCCGGCAACCTGGGGCAGCCAGCGCAGGCGCTCGCGGTCGTCGGGTTGGCGTTGGCGTAGCGGGGTGCTGGTGGCGAGGAGTTTGCGGGCGCGGCGTTCGAGTTCCGTGTCCGGATTGCCGGCGTCGTTGGCTGCCGGCGGGGCGGCGGGTTTGCCGATGTTGAGTTCGCGGCCGCGTTTGAGCCATTTGCGGTATGCGCTGGCGGGGTCGTGGGGGATTTTCCCTTCGGCGAGGCAGGTGTCGCGGAATTTGCCGAGCTCCCATTCGGGGTCGAGTCCGTAGGATTCGGCGAGCGCCGTGAGGTCGGGTGTGGGCCGGTAGTCGGCGAGCGCCTGTCTGCGTTGTTCGGATGATCGTTCGTTTGTGGTTTTGGGTTTCGGGTTTTGCACGCGCGTACTCTCTCTTGGATGTTGAGTTGAATGTTCTATGAATGTTTGGGGTTCATGTGTGGACCCCCGTTCGTTCACGTGTGAACCCCCGCGGGGTGTCATGTGTGAACCCCCGTCATGTTCATGCGTGGACCCCCGCGGGGGTTCATCTGTGATACCCTGCGGGGTGTCATGTGTGAACCCCCGCTTTTCGCGGGCTTTTTCTCGTTCTTTGGCTTTGGCTTTGGCTCGCCGCCGTTGTTTTGTGACCTTCTCGGCGTCGTCGAGGGTGATGTGGTATACGTATGGGCTTCTGTCGGCGCCGTATCTGGTGCCGTAGTCGTAGTCGCGCTTGATGAGGCCTTTGTCCTTGAGTATGCCGAGGGCGCGTTTGATGGCGCTGGGGGAGCATTCGAGTTTGTCGGCGAGGGTGTCCACGCTTGGCCATGCGCGGTCGTTTTCGTCGGCGTAGTTCGCCAATAGCGTCAGGACTTGTTTCGCGTTGCGTTCGGCCTGGCTGCTGCCGACTTTGGTCTCGAACGCTTTTCCCGTGAGTAGTGCGCTCATAGCGGTTCGCCTCCGATGATGATTTGCCGCGTGCTTGCGGCGGGCCTGTATGGTTCGCTGTCGGCGTTGGCGTCCGTGTCGGGTTCGCCGGTGGGTGTCTTCCAGCCGAATGCGGGTGGCTCGTCGAGGATCCATAGGTGGCGCATGTTGGCGACGTTCTGGACGAGGTGTTGCGGCGGGTAGCATTCGACGGTCCACGCGTCGGGGCCGATGGTCTCGTTCTTGATCTGTTGCAGGGCGTCCCAGGTGATGCCGTCGCGGTATTCGAGCGTGTATTTGTCGATCTGGACGCGCGTGATGGCCAACCGGAGCAGGCCGCTGTCGTGGTCGCAAAACAGCATCGCGCTGTAGTCGCGGCTTCTCCAGCAGCGCAACGGCCGGCTCTCCGGCAGATCGTCGTCGGGATCGTCGAGCCAGTCCATTGATTGTTCGATCATGTGGCGGGATTTCACGCGGTTCTTCTGGTTTTCGACCCATCTGCCCATGTGATGTCACCTCCTGAGTAGTTTGAGGGCGGTCTGGTGGCCGGTGTCGGTCAGGCTCCAGTTGCCTTCGATGTCGGGTTGTATGAGTCCGCGTTCCTCCAGGCTTTGGAAGGTGCGCGAGTTGTTCAGGTCGGCGGGGTAGGCGTTGCGGTTGAGCATGCCGATCAGCGTTTCGGTCATGGTCGGTGTGAGTCGTTGGCGTTTCATGTCATGTCCTCCACTCGGGTCCATAGGCGGCGTTCGGCCGACATCGTGGCCTTGCGGGCTTCCCGTAGGCGTGCGAGGGTGATGGTCAGGTCTTCGAGCACGTCCTCGGGTGCTCCCTGGTCGCGTAGCCGGCCGGCCTGCGTGGCCAGTTGGTCCAGTGTCAGGCCGATCGCGTAGAGTTCGCCGCAGGCGGCGGCCCATTTGCGGCGTTGGCGTTCCGTCTGGCGTCTACTCGGCATCGTCATCGTCGTCGGCATGGCCGTCATCCTCCTTCGTGCCTTCGATGAGGCTTCCGTTGAGCGCTTTGGTTTCCTCGCTGCTGGCCTGGTAGCCGAGGGTTTCGAGCACTTGGTAGTAGTCGTTGATGATGTCGAGGTCCTGTCTGGAGTATTTGCAGGCCCATTCGGCGCCGGTGATGCTTGCCTCGCGTCGGGCGAGCAGCAGGAGCAGGAGTTGCACGGTGTGGCTGCCGGGCTTGTCGAGCCGGTGGCGCAGTTCGTTCGTGTTCTCTTCGCCGTTGAGATGGTAGACGCCTTCCTTGGTGTTTTTCTCGGTGACGGGCAACGGGGTTTTGACCATGTGGTTGTATGCGGTGATGGTCTTGTCCTCCCAGTTGCTGTCGCCGCCGGCGCGTGGGAACCCGTATGTGCTGCGGCCGAGCAGCATCATGTCCGTGAGGGTTTCTATGGCGCGGCTCATCGGCCCGTAATGCCAGCCGGTGTGGTTCATGCGGATCCATTGGAGGCGTAGTTCGGCGCTCGTGGCGGCGAATTTGCGGGCCTCGGCCGTATGGCGGCGTTCCAGGGCGGCCTGTTCCCTCCTCTCCCGGTCTTCGGCTTCTTTCGCGTCGACGGTGCCGGCGGGCAGTGGCTCGGCGTACCCGTATGCGCCTTTCTTGCAGATGAGGATGATCGTGTCAGGGTTGCCGCCCTGTTTGAGGTGCCGCTTCCATTGGGTTTCGAGCGGCTGGTCGCCCTGCCACGTATGCGGGTGTCGGTAGCCGTCGATATTGGCCCACAGGTCCTTGACCTTGCGGGTCTTCAATCCGGCCTGGCGGATCCACTGGTCGGCCGTGGCACGCCATTCGTTCATGCGGCGGGTTTCGCGCGCCTGGTTCAGCGTCCACTGCCAGTCGCGCGTGCCGGCCGTGCGGGCGAGCTGCTGCTGCGTGTCCGGATCGTCCTGGAATTCGGCGAGCGCGTCGAGGTCGGTGAGGCTGAGTTGGTTGAAGTCTGCTGTGAGGTCGCGGGTGAGTGTGGGGATGCGGGCGATTTTGAGTCTGCGGCGTACGAAGTCGGTGCTTCGTCCGGTTTTCTGGGCCATGTCCTGGATGGTGGTGCCGAGGTCGAGGAGGCCTTGGTATCCGTCGGCTTCCTCGATGGGTGTGAGGTCGCTGCGTTGCGTGTTTTCGATGAGCATGAGCTCACGTTCGGCTTTTGGCGTGAGATCGAGGATTTTGCAGGGTGCCTGTCTGAGGCCTGCTTGTTTGGCTGCGGCGAGTCTTCTGTGTCCGATGACGACCCGGTAGTCGTCGGTGTCGGCGATGGGGGTGACGACGAGTTCCTGTTGGATGCCGTGGGCGCGGATGCTGTCGGCGAGTGAGGTCACGTCGCCGATGTGCTTGCGGGGGTTGTTGGGGTTCGGCTTCAGTCGGTTCACGTCGATGAGGGTGATTGTGGGTGTCATTTCGTGCGGGTCACGCTCCTTGGTTGATGGTTTCGGCGAGCGCCTGTGCGGCGTGCCGGATATCGGGGTTTGGGTGATGGTGGTGAGGTGGAGTGCGAGGTCGGCGACGAGTTGGGGGTATTCGCCGGTGGGGGCGAGTATGGTGATTCGGCTGTCGCCGTTGTCGATGTGGGTGGCGTTCCAGTCGGCTTTGGTCAGGGTGATGCCGGTGGTGTTGCCTGTGGTGTTGATGATGGTGCTCATGGTTGCTCGTATCGTTGTGGGTCTTGGTTGGTGTTGTGTGGGTGGCGTTTGCGTCGTGTTTTTTGGCGTTGGTGTTCGAGTGTTTGGCGGCGGTGCTTGTGTCGGCTCATTGTTGTGGTCTTTCGGTTTCGGTGATGTGGAATTCGAGGCGGTGGAGTCCGGGTGGGGCGAGGGTGGGGCTCATCCGGTAGAAGGGGCCTTCGACGTGTTGCCAGTTGTCGTCGGGCCATAGTCCGGCTTGGGTGAATCCGTCGATGATGGGTTTGCCGATGTTGTCGGCGTTGCTGGGGTCGGCGCGGTTGCGGCCTCGTGGCGGGTATTGGACGTATACGTCGAGCCGGCAGTGTTGGAAGCTGACGTGTTGGTGTTCGTTGCGGTAGCTGGCGGCGTGCCATGCTCCGATGCGTTTGAGGGTCTGCATGAGCCGGTTGTGCGCGTACCAGTTGCCGTGGCTGCCGTTGTCGTTCTTCCATAGGTGTTTGGGGATGTCGATGGTGATGACGTGCGTGCTCATGCGTCCGTCTTTCCCGTGTATTGGGCGATGATCCGGTACTTGTCCTTGTGCTGGTCGTCGTGGGTGATCTCGCACCGGTAGGCTCCCGTGGGCGTGAATGCCTTGATGCGTGCGGAGCGTATGCGGCGGCGTAGTTCGAACGCCCGTTGGCGGGTCAGGTCGCGTGCGATGACGGCGGGCCCGGAGTGCGGGTGGTTCTTGAGGATGCGTGCGATGGCCGTCCAGTGGCCGCTGGCCGTGGGCTGGGCTTCGACGAGGTCGGTCGGCCAGTCGGCGAGGAACGTGACCAGATCGTCCGTCCGGCCACTCGGTTCCATGCCGGCCGGAACCGGTGCGGACTGGGGTGCCGTGATCGGCTTTTCGGCCGGGGTGGGAGCCGTATTGTCTGGTTTCGTCTTCCGCTCGAGTTTCATGACGGCGTAGTAGGCCTTGGTGACGGACAGTTGGGGTTGTTCCTCCAGGAGGCGTTCGGCCTCCAATGCCAGGGCCTCGTCGTCCATGGCCTTGCGCTTGTAGGCGCGGGCGCTGCGCTTCTGGCCGGGAGTCAATCGCTCGTATGGGGTGGCGCACAGTTCGATGAGCTGCTCGTTCGAGAGTCGTGCCATGATAATCTTCCTTTTTCTAGTTCCATGGGTCGTTGGCCGGATACTGGCCCGGATCCGGTTGCGGGGGTTGGGGTGCCTGCGGTCTGGCCGGTGCCGGCTGGCCGCGTTTGATGCGGGTGATCAGGGTTGTGGCGCGTTGCAGGCTGGGCCCGATGTCGTCGATGACCCATTTCACGCTCCACGCGGTGCTGCCGTCCTGACGCTGGTAGGTGTCGGTCTGCGGGTGCACGGTGGCGATCACCTGGTCGCCCTTGCCGAACGATTGGCTGATGTGTTCGGCGAGGTCGCGCCATGCCTCGCACTGCCAGCTCGTGGGCGTCACGTCCACCGGGTTGCCGGCGGTGTCCTTCTCCCAGCCGCTGGACAGTATGCGCAGGTTCACGACCGGCACACCGTTGCCCGTGGTACGGTATTCCGGGTCGGCGGCCAGACGGCCCCTGATGATGGCGGTGCTTGGATCCTTGGCCAACTTCTATTCCTCCTTGTGTTGGTTGTCGTCGTTCCTGAACGCGATGGCCGCGACGAGCATCGCGACGATCAGGCAGACGGCGCCGATGAGCAGTTTCGCGGCGGACGCGTCGTGCGCGGCGAGCATCAGCTCGGCAATGCCCGTGCCCCCGAGGAAGACCGCCATGTTCCGTAGTGTCTTGCGCATGCCTACTCCCCTGATATGCCCAGGAAGCGTTCCATTTCCCGTCGGGTCACGCGCCGCCAGCTTTTCGTGCCGCGCGCGGTCGTGGGACGGAACGTGTCGAGCAGTCCCATGTTCGCGGCTCGCTGCAGGGCATGCCGGTCGACGCCGTACACCTTCGCCGCGTCGGGCAGGGTCCATGCCTCACGCTCGTGCATCGGCACTTGGTTGCCGGGGATCCTGACCCCGAGCTGACGGGCGAGGTCGCGCCGAACCCCTTGTGTGGTCTCGGCGCGCACGCCCTGGTTGCGCAGTTCATTCATCATGGCCACGTGCTCGAGGATCTTCGTCTCGCTCATCACTCCCCCTCCGTCATGTCCGGCAGATACCGGTCGAACCATTCGACCGCCCTAGGCAACAGAAGCAGCGTGCCGGATGTCATGTAGACGACCAGGGCGATCGAGTTGCCAATCGGATGCGCGCACCCGTCATGGGTCAGCAGCCA